TGATTTACAGGAACACCTCAAGATGGACAAGCAAATACTCAGCAAACTCAAGCCGATGGTGAGCAACAACCACCAATGGGAAGCATTCAGTAATTATGTAGATGCTCTAGTAGAGCAACATCATAAAGTATTAGAACAAGCCGACAATGATATTATTATGTATCGTTCTCAAGGTGCAGTGGCATCTTTGAAAAAATTAAAATTACTAAGGGATGAAGTTTTAAAAAATGTCAGTTGAGTCAAGAAGAAAACAAAGAGAACCTAAAACAGAAACTGAAAAAGCTTTCCAAGCAGAAAAAGCTAAAGAGGGTTTGAAAGCTATGGCAATAGGACCTGTAACAGGTCTTCTTGGTTTGCCCTCTGACATAATAGACTTAGCAGATATGGCTAATGATGCTATTGCTAAATATGGTAAAGATACAACCATAGCTCAATTCTCTAAACTTATAAAACCACAGTTAGACAAGCTACAAGAAAAATATGGTAGAGAACAATTTGATAAAGGTTTTACAGAACTAACAGGTATAAAATCTGATATATCTAGACCCTCTCAAATATTAGGAGAGTTAGTTTCTTTAGGCAGTTTAGCCAAAGCAGGTGTAAAAGGTGCTAAAATACTTGGAGAAAGTTTATCAGATGCTTATAAAGGAACTGAAAAATTATTTGAAACACAAACAGATTTATTAACTAAAGGTCCTACAGGTGGTAGTGGTGGAGCAGCAGTTGAAACTGCAGGAGTTGGACAGTTAGACCAAACTAAAAAATTATTAAAAGATGAACAAAAAGCTATAACAACAGAAGCACCAACAACTATACCACCTGATGAATTTATAAATGCTCCTAAAGTAGACAAGATGAGCATGGGGGGAAAAAACACTCCTACAGGTGCAGAACAAATTAAAAAGTATAAAGAGTTAGACAAAACAAAAAAATATAATCCTGATGAACTTTTTGAAATGACAGGAGTATACAAAGGAGAAGATGGTAAGTTTAGATGGGAAATAGACACAACAGATGCAGAGCTAAAAAATGTTCAGACTATTACAGATGCAAAAAATGGTGATGCTTTTTTCCTTTCTAACCTATTAAAATTTGATAAACTATATCAAGAGTATTTTAAACCTATAAAAGTAACTAGACCATCTCAAGTATTTAAAGGACAAAAAAGTTTTTACGAGTATAAACCTATAAAAAATTTAGGTGTTATACTTAAAAAAAAGGATAAAGAGGGAACTCTAGGAGATTATTCTCCTGCTACTGATAAAATAACTTTGTACACTGACAATATACTTACCAAAGCTATTGATGACCAAGCTAATTTTATTTTAAGCACGGGTAAAACAATAAGTCTTGATACATTATATAAATTTAGATTAGAGAGTACATTACTTCATGAAGTGCAACATGCTATTCAAGGAAGAGAAGGATTCACAAGAGGTAGTAATACACAAAATTTTTTAAGAGATGGTTACAGTCAAGACTTAAAAACAAATGATGCTCTATTAAATAATTCGTATAATAATCTTATTGATAATTTTGAGGCAGAGGGTGCTTTACCAACTATTAGGGATAGAGATTTATTAAATAAAAATGTAGATAGAATTAAAAGAGCTTTTGATGAAAAATCTTTACCTCTTATAGATACTTCTTCTTTAGTTGACCAAGTTACTAATGATTTAAGAAGAATACCTATGCCTACTACATCTATGACTAAAAATGTAATTAAAAGTTATGTACAAAAAGTTAAACAATATCATATTAATAAAAAAGCACTAGATGATGAATATGACGTAGCATATAATAAATATAGAGATGACTATGGAGAAAGAGAAGCAAGACTTGTACAGGATAGATTTGAAAGAAGATTAGATTTAAAAGCTCAACGTGAGGAAGCTATTAAACAAGGTAAAACACCCTCAGGTGATTTTTTAAGTATAGAAAAACAAATGTCTGCTTATGAACCTATACCTAAAGATATGAAAGGTGTAACCAGTGCAGAAAGAGATAGACTTAGTAAAATAGCTAGAACAGACCCTGTAACAGGTAAAGTAAAGCCTAGAATTGCTATAGGAAAAAATACAGATGAAGTGCTTGAAGTATCAAAGTCAATAGAAAGAACACCTGTAAAAGAAAATCCTGCTTTAAAAAAAATAGGTGAGATAACAAAACTAAGAGATGGAACATTAGGAAGCAGAACACCAATGGATAAAGATGGTCTTCCTAAAAATTTAGTTAGAGACAAAGATGGTAAGCCTCTTGTTCTTTACTATGGAGATTCAGGTTTAGTTTATGATGAAACAACAAAATCATTTAAGCCTAGCAAAATACCGGGTAAGTTAAAAAATAAATTTGAACCATCAGGTAGAACTTATGAAGAGGGAAAATACATAGGAAATTTTGCTACTCCTAATCCTGCATTTGCTTCAGGCTACGCAGGTAGAAGGGGTAGTGTAATACCTATTTACATCATAGCCGATAAAGTAACTAATATAAAAGCTAGAAGTTTTTTAGATATTGATAAAGCATCAGGAAAAGCAAAAAGAGGAGAAGTAGTAGTAGGGGATGTTGGTTTTGATGCACCTTCTACTAATTTAAGTCCTGAAGCAAGGAAAGCCTCTGTAAAAAAATATGGAACAGAACAGTATGCATTTAATAGAGGAACACAAGTTTTTTCTGCAATAACAGGAGAAAGATTAACTAACTTACCTTCTATAAAACAAAATATTAAAAATAGATTATTAAATTTAAGTAAAAAAGAAGAAGACATACTTCTAAAAAATTTGTCTTCTGAAGACAGATTAAAATATAAAAACATAAAAACAGGTGGAGATGGGACTGACGATTTTGATGAGAAGTTTATTGATGACTTATTTTATATGTTCCGAGATATGGACTTAAAAAAGAATTTGGAAAAAAGAGAAGTAGCGAAAGGTGGAGACATTATGAAAAAACAAATGGAATTATTTGATGAGGGTGGACTCAAAGATGAAGGGAACACAGTTGACCCTGTATCAGGCAATGATGTCCCTCCGGGTGCAACTCAAGAAGAAGTAAGAGATGATATACCTGCACAGTTAAGTGAAGGAGAGTTTGTATTTCCTGCAGATGTCGTAAGATATTTAGGATTAGAGTTTCTTATGAAACTAAGACAAAAAGCAAAAGCAGGACTGAAAAGAATGGAAGATATGGGTCAGATGGGTAATGCAGACGAAGCAACTATACCTGATGATGCACCTTTTAATCCAAGTCAAGATGACCTACCTTTTACTATGGAAGACCTTGACATGGAAGACGAAAAAGAGTATAATGAGGGTGGAGTAGTAAAAGCACAGACAGGTACATTTGTAGCTCCGGGTGCAGGTACTAATGTAATGCAACCTCAAAATTCATATCCTACACCTATAGGACCACGTAGAACATTATACACACCTCCAAAAACAACTCCTGAAGCAGCACCTGTGGGTGGATTTATGCCAAGATTTACTGCTCAAACAGGTCAAGGTGGTCAACAAACCTCTGCACCTACATTTCAAACTTTATTAGGAGCAACTCCGGGACAATACGATGAATTTCGTAAGTATGTAAACGAGGCAGGTATGGTGTTAAACATACCATTTAAAAATGGAGAGCCTATATATCCAATACCTGAAGGATATACATTTGTAGACCCTGAAGCTACAAAGACAGAAGAGGTGACAACTAAAGAAGTAACACCACAAACTACTAGAGTTGTAGAGGACACATCAAGTGGAGATGATGATGAAGAACCAAAAGGAGCAGTTGATTTAACAGGTGCTGCTTTGAGTTATAAATCTATATTTAATATGGACAAATTAGATACAGAATTGAAAGATATAGCATCTAATCAATTTAATCTGTTTAATCTTTATGGTGCTGTTGACAGAGGGGTAACAGGAACAATAGACCTTAACAACGCAATTTTAGAAGCACAAAAAGTAACTATGACAAACTTCAAAAATGATGTGAGAGGCACTACAAATTTTAATTTAGTTGATTTAACTGATAACGAAAGAGATAATTTAGCTGGAAAACTTAGTGGAATTAGTAAAACGTATGAAGATTTATTTACAGATACTGATGGTAAATCTTTATCTATTAATGAATTGATTGACAAAGTAAATGAAATATCAGGTAAAGTTGGAGGCAGAAAATTATCAATGGATGATTTTACTATTGTCACTAAGACAGGACAAAAGACTAATATAATTAGTAAACGAAAAGTAAATAATATGCTTAATAGTTTAGTGATGGACACTACATTTAAAGAAGAAAGACAAAAACAAAAAAACGTAGAACAGGTAAAGAAAAACGAAGAAGCAAATTTCTTTAAAGATATTCCTACAACATATACTGACCCTGCTACTGGAAAACAAATAGATGACCCTTTAAGTGACTCAGGCTATGAAGAAGGTGATTATACTGGTGGAGAGGGAACAGATGTAGGTGGAGGAGAAACTTCTTTTGTAGGAGATGACCCTGCTTTTAAACAAGGTGGACTTGCAAGTAAAAAGAAACCAAAAGTTAAGAAGATGAAGCGAGGTGGGTTAGCTTCAAGATAATAACCCACATACATATTTGAGCAAGATTGAGAAAGTACTGATGACGTGTCAGGGTCTTGCTCATAATACTAGCTACTTATCCCCCAACAAGATGGCTACGATAACCCTAGGAGTAAAAAATGGCTGAACAAGCACAAGAAATGGTGGTAGATGCAACACCAACTAAAAAAGCATTTATGAATAAACGTTCTACTCATGAAGATAGAATTAAAAAAGATGAGGAAGAACTAGAGAAATTAAAAAAAGAAGCATTAGGTAAAGTTGAAGAACCTGCTACAGAAACTAAAGAAGAGAAGGCAGAGGATGAGGAAGAACCGAAGAATGCTGAAGAAAAAACTTTTAAAAAGCGTTATGGAGATTTACGAAGACATTCTCAAGAAAAAGAGAGAGACTTCCAAAAACAAATTGACGAGTTAAAAGAACAGTTAAATAAGGCAACAAAAAAAGAAATGAAGTTGCCTAAATCAGACAAAGACCTAGACGAATGGGCAAAAGAATATCCTGATGTTGCTGCCATAGTTGAAACTATTGCAATGAAGAAAGCAAAAGAGCAATCAGATTCAATCAATGAAAAATTAAAACAGATTGATGAATTAAATGCTAAAACTGCAAAAGAAAAAGCAGAGGTGCAATTATTACAACTACATCCTGATTTCACAGAAATAAGAGAAAGTGACGATTTTCATGAATGGGCAGATGAGCAACCAAAATGGGTACAAGATGCACTCTACGAAAATAGTGAAGATGCAAGGTCTGCAGCTAGAGCTATTGACCTATACAAATCAGATAGAGGCATTGGTAAGAAAGACACGAGCAAGAGTAGCAAGAGTGCTGCTTCGGAAGTTAAAGCGAAAAATACTC